GCTCGATATTAAATTGTTATGTTCAAGGGGATAATATGTGAATAAAGCGATAGTGTTGAAAGGCTGCAAAAACGGTGTTGTTGCAAATAATCAGATAGTTGGTGCATTTAATGTCGGAATTGAACTTGACGATTGTGAAGGCATAAACATATACGGCAATGATATAAATATACAATCTCCGATTCGTGATGTTAGAAAAAGACTTTTTGGACGGAAAGTAGGCAGAAACGAGACATGCCCTTGTAATAGCGGGAAAAAATTTAAAAAGTGCTGTGGAGGCTAAATGGCTATTGGGATCAAGGCTAGTGGTAAAGGTAACAATATCTCAGAAAATAGAATTAAATCTGACGATATAGGTATTGAAATCGAAGGCGAAAACAATATTGTAAGAGCTAATAAAATTAAAGTGAAAAGTAATAAAATTAAAGAAATTATCAGCCAACTCAACTTGCCTGATAATTTGCCAGAAGACATGTTGCTAGAAGCAATAGGAATACTAAAACAAGCAGATGACGTGCTTAATGCACCACAGGTATTGGATCAATCACGATTCAAATCTTGGCTACAGACAAATGGCTTCAATATGGCTTTTTGGGTTAGTACAGCGATCTCGCTCGCAGGTATATCTATTAGCCTTTAGTTTGAACATACAAACAATTTAAGAGTGATTCCCCACGCATGGCATTTTTGGTTTGGGTCAATTTTAGTGTTTACGGCGCCCAATTTGAGTGTCGTGGTAACGTGGCTCACACCTTAATTGGACGTTATGTTTACATAATTCCTGTACATCGTGTTAGAGCGGTGTAATTTTAATCTTTAAAGGTACCTCCAATCATGCGTTTAGTTTTCCCTGTCATATTATTTTCATTATTAAGTGGTTGTTCGGTAGTAAAAAATGTTCAGCCAGTACAAATAAACTTGGATAGAAACTCTCCTATATGTGTTGAGGTAAACCCTAAAGTTATTGAAGATGATATTTTAAGTGTTATTGCAAACGGTGTTCGACGTAATGGCTATCAAGTAGAGACATACAAGGTTGCACCAGAAACGTGCTTAACCAGAATTGAGTATACCGCTCGTCAGAAATGGGACTTCACTACTTTTTTAAGCGATGCTGATATTTGGTTGTATCAAGGAAATAAAATCTTGGGCAGTGTCCAGTACCGCACTCCACGAGGAATTTTTGGTGGTGGTGGTGCAAACCCAGAGAAATGGTCTTCAACAGAGAGCAAAATATCACCATTGATCGATGAACTATTCATGCTGCAAAAATAAACATACAAACTGTTCAAGAGTAATTTGCAACACGTGTCATCTTCAGTTCAATATCAAACTCTATGTTTGCGCGCTAATAACCAACAATGAACATCACATACAACAAGGGCTCCAGCATGACCATAAGTCGTCACTCTGGAGCCACTTATAAATTTCAGCTTACTAAGTTAATAAACTGGTTCTTTGCTGTAAGGCTGATATTCATCAGAAAGGCACGGAACGAAACCTTCAGGCCATTTGGTTGTGAACTCGCACAACAAACGGTATTGAGCTGGCGCATCAACGTTCACTTTCTTAACCGTCAAACTATGCCAGGTTAACTCTGGCGCTCCTAAAAGCTCGCGAATATCACTGTTCAAGTATTTAGGACAGTACCCTACTTTAACTTTTTGGTCATCAACGGTAGTAACAAGCACTGCATTACTATCGAATTCGTTGTCATCTTCATATTCAAACGACAACATTTCGTTCGTTTCTAATAGCGCAATGCGAGTTAGGTTGTGATCCGGAAGATGACTCACTCCGTTAGTAAAGAACTTGATGACATACTTATTATCTTCTGTGCGATCTGGTAATGGAGTAATACGGAACTGATCCGTTTTACGCGCCCCACCAGAAATACTCAGCATGTCTAGCTCGTCATACTCTTCGATGCTCATATCAGACCAATTGAGCATTTTACGAAATTCAGGACGATTCTTAGGCAGCAACCTGTTTTGGAAGAAAGAGAACAGATCGTTCGAAAAATACACCTTTGTCATATCAGACATACGAGGGAAAGGTATGAAGTTTGCGTGCTCTGCCCCTTTGGTATAACTCAAACGATAGCCATTATGATCCCTAGTCAATTTAGCGACTGGGTACCACATACCGTCATTGATATCTTTCCAAGTTACAAAAACGCTTTTCATGTATTCTCTTGCTCTGTTGCTAACTCTTTGGTTGCGTGGATAAAGTCTCTCGTGTCCAAAAGATTTTTTCTGTTCTCTTCAAGCATAGCAAAACAAAATTGTTTTGATATGTCACTCATCGATTCTTCAGGAATGGCGCCGAGTATATCGAAGATTTGTTGATCTGTAATGCTTTCAAGTCTATTCAACCATTCAAAAGCAGCGTCCCGCCTGAACGCTGCAAAAAAAGCAAAAGCTGTTAAAGTTTTTAACCGCTGTTCACCGTTGTAAAAGTAAGACTTACATTTGTTTACGTAAGCAGCGACACTTTGGCCCTTATCTTAGGTTCCTAGTCTCGATTTTCTTTTAGCATCCGATTCATTGCGCCCAAGACTAGCCGCATGATCAAATGAAGGGGCAAGAGAAGCTCTGCCATCTTTATCAATCACCATAGCCCAATTTTGATTGTGCCTATCTTGATTAGATATCCATGCATCTAACATGACATAGCCAACAAACACATCTAGAGCACTTTTTATCGACTCAGTTTCCACCCAACCTCTGGGAGGATTTACTATCAGGTGATCCAATATTACAGACACTCTGGATACAGTTTGTGAGCGTTGACCTTTCTCTAATTGCTCGCCAAGAACATTAGTGACTACATGCTCAATCAACTGGTTGCCAAATATCATAGCGTCGCCATCTGCAATAAAATTCTCACTACGAATGCCACGTTCATTGCCATTGATGGCTAAATCATAGTTTGCATGGGGGATCCCCAATAACTCAGCCAGTTCACATGCCACTTTCTCAGACCAATCTTCGCCATGACGAACAATGGGATTCTGGTGCTTATCTTCGGTATGGATAGATTTAAACAGATATTCTTTACCACTAGCATTGTCGGTATACCAAAATTTAGATTTGGTACCCATTTGCTCATAGTTATCAATATCTTGTTTAGAAATGTCGATGACTGGGAAAAGATTCATATCAAAAAATCTTCTTAAACACTGGCGCGATGGCTTTGCCGATAATCTTAAAGTTGCGCCCGTTCTTGTGGTTGATCTCGAATGACTCGTAGGTCGGGTTGTCTGAAATCACCTGGTAAATCCCTTTCGGAATGTTCCACTTCAAACGTTTTACGTAGACCGCATCGTCGATGCGAATGACGTATACCCCATCCGTGACCGGGTGTTGTAGTTCGCGGGTATCAACCAGCAGCCTGTCTTTGTGGCTGAGGGTGGGTTCCATCGAATTGCCGTCAACGTAGATGATGGCTGCGCAGTTCGGCGCAAGGCCAAACTCGGCCAGCAGGCTTTTGGGAATGATGAGCTTGTCTATCTGGTACTCGCTGTGCACCAGTGAGCCCGCCCCTGCTGCTGCATGAACGTCAAATACGGCCAGTTCGCACCAATCTTTAACGTCAGCTAATGGAACGATTTTAGAAACATTGCTTTGCTCTGGAGCCACACCTTCAGTCGGCGCCTCCAAGTTCATTAATGTTTCTGCATCACTAGGATCTTTGACGTACTTCTCAATTAGCTTCTTTTTCAGATCTGGATGAAACGAAGAAATATGGTACTCCATAGCTCTTCCATTTCCGACAGCCTTTCTAGATATCCAATTGTTTCTTCTAGCTTTTCCACTCACATTCCCAACCGTATTGGGGAACCCATCGACTTCAACGAGTTCGGAGCTCAAGAACCATTCTTTCAAAATCCACACCATTAAGCATTTACAATGATGCGTAAATCGATCTAACATTCAGTTAATGTTTACGCATTATTATGAATCTTTAAGTACACAAGAAAGGCCGCCAAGCAGTTTCTGTGTACAAAAACGCACAAATATGTATGGAAAGATACCATGACCCCGCTGATTAAACTAGATATGCCGTACCTGCCGATCGAAGAGTATGCGCGACGTCAACATATTGATTTGGTTGAGTCGGAGCAACTGATTGAGGCCGGAAAGCTGCCCATGAAGGCCGCGACACGCTGCGAGAAGAAGCGCTTCGTCAATATGGTCACCCTTTCACGCATGCGTTTGTGTAAAGAGTTCAAAGACCAACCTGACCTATTGGAGAAGCTAAATATGCACGTTTCAATTCAACCCGATTCCCCGATCCTACCTACCTGTGAACTGGCCCGCCGTTGGGGTGTGTCTGAAAACTCGATTCGCAACATGATTCGCGAAGGAAAGCTGCCTGTGATTGAGCGCGATGGCGCCAAGGGCAAGCACTACGTGAACATGGGCGCGCTGTGGCAACACGCCATTGAAGATTCTGAAAAGCCGGAAAACGACCACTTTTATCATTCGTTTTAAGTGAGCAGCCATTGCGGCTGTGAGCTCATTTCACTTGCGACAAGGTGAGTATCAAATATGGACATGAACACTTCAATGTATGTTTTCCTTGAGGGCAAACAAAAGGCATTTGATGAGGCGTGCTGCGCGTTCCGGGCAGCCAACAAGGTGTCGGCCATTGCTGCCGCCGTTGGCTTAGATGCCACGGTGCTGCGCAATAAGCTCAACCCAGAGCAGCCCCATGTTCTGACGTGCGCCGAGCTGGTTGCTATCACCAAAGCCAGTGGCGACTACACCATCATCAATTCTCTTTTGCTTGGCCTTGGTGTGGTGACCGCACAACTGCCACAAGAAGAGAAAACCGAAACCTTCCTCAAGCGGGTGCTGGAGCATTCGATGCTGTCGGGCGACCTGTCGCGCATGGCGTTAGACCACGGCGGCGATACCCGCCTGCCCCGCACGACGCGCTACAAAATTATCTCTAAGGCACAGGCCAGCATCGGCAACCTGATGCTTTTAATTTCTGATCTTGAAAACCGCACCTCTGGGGCGACGCCGTTCTTTGCGATGAGCGTGGATTTTATCACCCAAGGCGCGCCAATTCCGGGCCTGTCCTAAGGAGCCAAGATGAATCAGTTAGCCAGAAACGCACACACCCAACACACGCCGCCAGCGCAAGAGAGCATCGCCGCGTGCAAATCGCTGTTTAACGGTGCCGCCACCCGCTGCCAGTTGAAGAAGATGTTCAACGAACTGCCAGAGAAAAGCCGTGGCTTGGTGCTGATCGCCGGCGGCCTGCCCGCGCGCGATTACAACCGAGAATTCGAATCGTTCGATGACCTGGAAC